ATGATAGTTCTTCAGATGAAGAGCAAGCGTTGCGCCCTCGGCCCGAGGAGGGCCTGCCTATTGTGTTTTCCCGTTGCATTAGCCACTAGTGGCTGTGGGTGATTACCTTCGGAAGGTGGCCCCCGGTGGGTGGCTGGGGTGGCTCCAGGCCGGCCCCTAGATGTAGTGGGAGACCCTCATGAGATACGGAAGACACCAGCACGCCCACGAAGAGCGGGACCTCCTGGGCCAGCGAACCCTGGCCGATCTCCTGGGGGTGTCCAGGAAGGCGGTGGAGAAAGCGGTGGAGGCGGGACGCCTGGACACCTTTGACGGACTGGACGGGAAGCCCCATCTGCACCGCCTGGTCTCCGTCCAGCAGTGGACAGAAAACAAGTGCGCCGGGAAGGTGACCTCCGTCACCCGTGGGCAGCGCGCCGCGGGCATGGATGCGGAGGCAGCCAAAGCAGTGGCCCACCTCCCGCTCACGAACCCCGGGGACTCGAGGGCCCAGGCCATGGCCGTGGAGCGTGCGAAGTGGGACCCCTCCCAGGGGCCGCTGGACCTCACCCGCGTGGCCCAGGAAAAAAGGGAGCTAGGCCAGAGCCGCGCGGAAAAGGAGAGATTCCAGGCGCGCCTCGTCCAGCTCAAGGTCATGGAAAAGGAAGGGGACCTCCTGGACAAGGCGGTCTTTTTCCAGAGGGCCTATTCCCTGGCCGCGTCCATCAAGGACAAGCTAAACGGGATCCCTCCCCAGGTAGCTCCCCAGATCGTCTCCGCCGTGGAGGAGTCCCTAGTGGCCGCGGGCCTTCCTGCAGAGCAGGCCCGGGAGATCATCACGCGCGCCAACCTTTCCCACACGGTCCGGGAAGCCATCCGGCAGGGCGTGACCCGTGCCCTCCGGGACCTGACCTCCCAGCCCATGGAGGACCTGATCCATGGATGACCGGGATCCGATCACCGGCGCCAATGTGGACTGGGCCCTCTCCGGGTTCCTCTCCGGGCTCCGCCCTCCCCCGGACCTGACAATCTCCCAGTGGGCCGAAAAGGAACGGCAGCTCCCCCAGACCTCGAGCTCTGAATCTGGAAACTGGCAGAACGACCGAACCCCCTACCTCGTGGAGATCATGGACTGTCTGTCCCCCCAGCACCCCGCGGAGGATGTGGCCTTCATGAAGCCCTCCCAGATCGGAGGGACGGAGGTCCTAATCAATGCCGCGGCCTATTATGTGAAGTATGACCCCTGCCCCATGGGCCTCTTCCAGACCACGGAAAAGACCGCGGAGCGATTCACGAAACAACGGATAAACCCGTCTTTCGCGGCCATGGGATTCGACCGCCTCATGACCGGGAACAACCTATTTTTCAAGGAATTCCCAGGCGGGAGCATGATCACCGGCTGGTCTAACTCCGCTTCGAACCTCCGCTCCATGCCGCTCCGCGTGGCCCTAAATGACGAAATTTCCGGATGGGTGGAGGACTGCGAAGGGGAAGGGGATCCGTGTGACCTCATCACCGCACGCACGGAGAACTTCCCCGGGAAAAAAAGGTTCTGGAATTCCACCCCTGGAACCGAAGACCATTGCCGGATCACGGCCAAGTACCGGGAGGGGGATCAAAGGGAGTACCGGGTCCCGTGCCCATGGTGCGGAGAGCTCCACGCCTGGAAGTGGGAACACCTGGTCTGGGACAAGGACCCCGCGGGGAAGGGCATCCCCGCCACCGTGCGGATGAAGTGCCCCCACTGCGCGCATGAATACCGGGAGAGCCTGAAGACGGAGCTGATGGCCCGGGAGTCCGGGGCCAGGTGGGTGGCCACGAACCCGTCCGGCGCCTTCCCGTCCTTCGGATTAAACGCCCTCTATTCCCCGCTGGGCTGGTTCTCCTGGGAGAAGATGGTCCGCGAATTCATCAACGCCCTGGGCAACCTGGCCAAGATGAAGGCCTGGACGAATAACCGAAAGGGAGAGGCCTGGCAGGTGGACGGCCTGACCGTGGACGGGGACGGTCTTTTCAGCAGGCGAGAGGAGTACATGGCAGAGGTCCCGGACGGGGTCCTCCTCCTCACCGCGGGGATTGACACCCAGGACGACCGCCTCGAGGTGGAGGTGGCGGGATGGGGGAAGGGCTTCGAGTCCTGGGGGATCACCCGGAAGATCATCCGCGGCAACCCCACCCAGCCCCAGGTCTGGGAGGACCTGGACCGCGTGCTCTCGAGCCCCTACACCATGGAAGACGGGACCGCCCTTTTCGTGGCTGCAGCCCTGCAGGATGCCATGGGCCACTACACGGATGAGGTCTACAGGTACACGAAGGCGCGCGAATTCCGGCGCATCTTTTCCAGCCAGGGGCGCGCGGGAGCGGGGAAGCCGGTCCTGGGGACCATGTCGAAGAACACGAAAAAAAGCGGGGCCCAGCTGGCCCCCGTGGGCGTGGACACGGTGAAAGACCAGCTCTTCACCTGGCTGAAACTCGAGGACCGCGCGCCGGGTTTCTGCCATTTCCCGAAGTCGGAGGAGTACGGGGAGGAGTTTTTCAAGCAGCTGACCGCGGAGAAAAAAATCAAGAAATACCGGAACGGCCTGGTTCACTGGGAGTACAAAAAAATCCGGGAGAGGAACGAGGCTCTGGACTGTCGAGTCCTGGCCCGCGCGGCCGTCAATCTGGTGGGCGTGGATCTGGAAAAGCTCTCCACCCTGGGCCGCCCCTACACCTTCAACCCCGGCCAGTCCGTGGTCCGGAAGGCCCGGAAGGTCCGATCCTCTGGCCTGCAGGGCTGAAAGCGGGAGTATATTTCCCCAGGTATAAACCCAAAGGACCCAGACCATGGCCGTGGATAGACTCACTTTTGCCCGGGAACGCCTGGCCCTCTACTATGCCGCGGAGGAAAAGGTCCTCACCGGCCAGTCCTACTCCCTCGGAGGACGCACCCTGACCCGCGCGAACCTGGCAGAGATCCGCGCGGGCGTGACCCTCTGGGAGGGGCGGGTCTCCCGCCTCGAGACCACCGGCCACCAGGGCCCCACCTTCCGGAGTATCGTCCCCCATGGATGACCAGCCCAACCTCCTCCCCATCCCTTCGGCCACGGCCATGAACACGGCGAACTGGACCAGCTGGGGGCAGGAAACCCCGTACCACGGAGCCAGCCGCACCCGGCAGGCCATGAGGGCGTGGAACCCGTCCCGCGGATCCGCGGACCGGGACACGGTGACCTCGCTCCCGCTCCTGCGTGACCGCTCCCGGGACCTGGTCCGGAATGTCCCCGTGGCTTCCGCGGCCATCCTGACCATGACCACGAATGTCGTGGGGACCGGGATCAAGGTCCGCCCCCGCATCAATGCCGAATTGCTCGGCATCACCCAGGAGGAGGCGGACGACTGGCAAGCCAGAGCCCGCCACCTTTTCGAGCTCTGGGGATCCTCGAAAAATTGCGATGCGGAGCGGAAGAACAATTTCCCCCAGCTCCAGGACCTGGCCCTCCGGACCATGCTGGTGGCGGGGGACTGTTTCGCCCTGACCCCATTCCGCTACACCCCCGCGTCCCCGTTCGCCTTGACCATCAAGCTCCTGGACGGGGACCGCTGCCGGAACCCCTCCACCAGCATGGAGACGGACGACATGGCCGGAGGCGTGGAGGTGGACGAATTCGGCGCCCCGGTGGCCTATCACTTCACGGCCAAACCCGAGAACGGAATGCTGGGGGATCTCCCCTCCCTCGAGACCGTCCGGGTCCCTGCCTTCGGTGAGACCTCCGGCCGCCCCCTGGTTCTCCACCTCTTCCACACGGACCGCCCCGACCAGCGCCGGGGAATCCCCTGGCTGGCTCCGGTGGTCGAGGTCATCAAGCAGCAGGGCCGCTACCAGGACGCGGAGATCATGGCCGCGGTGGTGTCGGGAATGTTCACCGTTTTTGTGAAGACCCCGTCCGGCGCCCCGGACTGGGACGGGAATGCCTCGAAGGTGGAGAAATGCGGGATCCAGGATTCCCCCCAGAGGGACTCCGTGGACCTCAAATATGGGGGCGTGGTGGACCTGGCAGACGGGGAGGATGTGACCTTTGCGAATCCGTCCCGGCCGAATCCGAATTATGACCCCTTCGTGAACTCCATTTTTCGGGAGATCGGAGCGGGACTAGGTGTCCCCTATGAGGTCATGCTCAAGTATTTCTCGAGCTCTTACACGGCAGCCCGCGCGGCTTTCATGGAAGGGTGGAAGACCTTCCGCCGTGCACGGATGGACCTGGCCGTGGACTTCCTCCAGCCGGTCTACGAGACCGCCCTGATGGAATTCATTTCCCTGGGCCTCCTGCAGGCCCCGGGCTTTTTCGAGGATCCGCTCCGGCGCGCGCTCTGGTCACAAGCCATCTGGGTGGGTGACGCTCCCGGCCAGCTGGATCCGCTCAAGGAAACCCAGGCCCAGAAGCTGCAGGTGGACGAACAATTCAAGGACCGGGACACCGCCACGGTGGAGATCAACGGAGGGGACTACACCCGCACGGTCAAGGCCCTGGCAAAGGAGAAAGCCATCCGGGAGGAGGCGGGACTGGGAGAACCCGGCGAAGTCATCCGCACGGCAAACGCTTCGATTCAGACCACGGGGAGCGATGTCCCCCAGGAGGAACCGACACCATGAGCAAGAGCAAGAACTTTTCCCGCGGAGACTTCATCCAGGCCCTTTGTGGCGGGGAGGCCTGGTCCATCGCTCCGGACTGGGCCCGCGTCTTCACGGGCTGGGCCACCATGGAGGACTTCAATCCCCAGGCCATCGTGACCCAGGCGGGTGAGCGGTTCGGGACGGGGATGACCCGGACCTCCGTCCGTGACGGGGTGGGGATCATGCAGGTCCGCGGCCCGCTCTTTGCGCATGAAAATTTCATGTCCTACTTCTTCGGATTCGACACCTACGAAAGCCTGGCCGCGGACTTCCAGAACCTCATGAACGACCCGAAGGTGCAGGGCGTGGTCCTGAATTTCCACTCCCCGGGTGGGACCGTGGCCGGTGGTTCGGACCTGGCCTCCATGATCTATGACGCGCGGGGCATGAAGCCCAAGGGCCTGGTGGCTCGAGCCGGTGGGGATATGGCCTCCATGGCCTACTGGCTGGGCAGCTCCGCGGAGCAGGTCCATGTGGCATCCACCGGGATGGTGGGATCCATCGGAACGGTGATTCAATTCAAGCAGGAAGAGCCCGGGACGGTGACCATCGTCTCCGACCAGAGCCCGCGGAAGCGGGTGGACCCGTCCACCCTCGAAGGCCAGGCAGACCTGAAGACCACCTTGAACGCCCTCTCCTCCGTCTTCATTTCCCAGGTGGCCAGGAACCGGGGCGTGTCGGAGGATGTGGTCCTCTCGGACTTCGGGAAAGGCGGGGTCCTGGTGGGCCAGGCCGCGGTGGACATCGGGATGGCTGACCGCGTTTCCACTTTTGAGAGTACATTTTCCCAGATCCGAAACACCACCCAGGAGAACTCCATGAGCGTGAACCCCAGCCAGGCCCAGGGCCAGGCACCGACACCCGCCCCCGCGGCTTCCGCCGTGGAGGGCCAGACCGCACCCGCGGCGCCTGCAGCAGCAGCAGCCACCCCCAGCGTCCAGGAGCCCACGGCCCAGGACGAACGCGCGCGGATCACTGGCATCCTGGCCGTCTTCGAGGGTCTCGAATTCGCCGCGGATGCCGGCTCCTTCATCGCAGAGGGGAAGAGCGTCCAGGAGGCCCAGGCCCACGCCCTCGGCAAGCTGCGCACCATGCCGCGCGCTCCTGCAGCTGCAGCCCCGGCCGTGACCCAGACCGCCCTGGCTGCCGAGGGCACCATGGCAGCCGCGGCCGCCCACGGCGCCGGCGCCGCTCCGGCTCCTGCCGCGGACTCCCAGGCCCTCTCCATTCGTGCAGCCATGACGGCCGGCGCGAATCTCTTTCGCTCCAAGCTCGGGGCCTCCGCTCCGAAGAACCCCAAGCAGTAAGGCAGGAACGACACCATGTCCAACCCCAACGAAATCGGCACCCACTCCTTCGACAACCTTTCCGCGGGTTGCTTCGATGTCGTCACCGGCGTGGTCACTCTGGCCGCCTCGCAGACCCTCAAGCGCGGGACCGTCCTGGGCCGCCTGACCTCTGACCTCCAGGCCAAGCCGGTGGACTCCTCGAAGACGGACGGAACCCAGACCCCCTACGGGATCCTCCTCGAGGACACCGTGGTGGGCGCTTCGGCCGTCCCCGCCCCCGTGGCCCTGACCGGCGAATTCAACGGCGCCGCCCTGATCTTCGGCGGGACCGATACCGTGGCGACCCACCAGGCCGCCCTCCGGGATCTCTCCATCTTCGTGAAGACCAACACCCCCGCCCACAACGCATAAGGACCCGACACCATGCCGAACACCATCGACCTGTACAACCCCAAGCAGATGACCGAGGCCCTCCTGGAGAGCTTCCCGGTCACCCGCTTCCTGACCGCCACTTTCTTCGGTGAGCAGGTCCACGATACCAAGTCTTTCCAGATCGACATCTGGAAGGGCTCCCGCCGCCTGGCCCCCGTGGTCCACCCGAAGCTGAAGGGGAAGGTGGTGGACCGTGAGAAATTCCGCACCCTGGAATTCACCCCGCCTTACCTCAAGCCCAAGAAGGTGACGGAGGCGGACCATGTCCTGGCCCGCGTCCCCGGGGAAATCGTCTACACCGGCGCCGGCGCGAACACCCCCGCCCAGCGCGCGGCCATCCTCCTGGGCCAGGACATGGCCGACCTGGACGAATCCATCCAGCGCCGGATCGAGGTCATGGCCGCGGAGGCTCTGTTCTCCGGCCAGGTCACCGTGAAGGGTGACGGCGTGGACACCATCGTGGATTACGATTTCGATGCCACCCACACCCCGGTCCTGACCGGCGCCGCCCTCTGGACGGCCACCACCTCGAAGATCCTCAAGAATCTCCGGGACTGGAAGCGTCTGATCTCCAAGGACTCCGGCGTCACCGCCACCGATGTGATCCTGGGCCAGGACGCCGCGGCCGCGTTCCTCGAGAATGAGGAGCTCCTCAAGCAGCTGAATGTTTACAATCTGAACATCGGCTCCGTGAACCCCCAGGAAATGGGCGAAGGCGTCACCTTTCTGGGCCGCCTCACCGCCGTGGGTCTGAACATCTGGACCTATGACGAGTGGTATGTGGACGAGGCCACCGGCAACGAGCTGCCCATGGTCCCCGTGGACAAGTGTCTCGTGATCTCCCGCTCCATCCGGGCCACGATCCACTACGGCGTGATTCAGGACATCGGCGCGACCGTGTACGCCTCCCGCGCGTTCGTGAAGAGCTGGGTGGAAGAGGACCCCGCGGCCCGCTTCCTGATGGTCCAGTCCGCCCCGCTCCCCGTGGTCCACCAGGTCAACGCCCTGGTGGTGGCCACGGTGGTCTGAAGAAAGGCTCCCGGATGAAGAACACAACCTCCAGAAAAATCCGAATCCAAAAGGGAGCCATCCAGGTGGACGGCGTCCAGCACCTGACCGGGAAGACCGTGGAGGTCTCGGAAGAGGTCTTCCACTTCCTGGTCTCGAAGCGGTCCCCGTCCCTTCGTTTCGAGGAAGTGACGGAGGAGGGAGAGATCCTTCCCCCGTTCACTTCCACACCCCAGGCCCCCGAAGGCCAGGACAACGGAGGAGGGGAGGAGGGCCCCGAATCCGAAGACCTGACCAACGGGGAAGGAGAGGAGCTCCCGGACCTCGAGCCCATCACCGGCAAGGTGGAGGCGGCCCCCGTGGCTGCCCCCGCTCCTGCAGGTCTGGGACTCAAGTCCGTGGACGCTCCTCTCCAGGCCACCCTGGCCGCTGCCGGCTTCGGATCCGTGGAGGCTCTCAGGGCCGCCACGGTCCCCGAACTGGTGGCGCTCCGTGGCATCGGAAAGGCCAGGGCTTTGGCCATCCTCGAGGAAGTGGCGGCCATTCCGTGACCGCCTTCCGGGACGCTCTCGAGCAGGATATGCTGGACAATCACTTTTCCCCGGACGAATTCGGGGAGGTGGTGGTCTATGCCCAGGCCTCCGGCGTCTCGGCAAATATCCCCGGGATCTATGACGAGCCCACGGTGGTGGACGGGGCAGGCGCGGAGGTGGACCTCATTTCCCGCGCGCCCCGCTTTTTCTGCCGGCGCCAGGACCTTCCCACGGGATCCCCAAAAAAGGGAGACACCGTCCAGCTGGCCGCGAATGTCTGGCATAAGGCCATGACCCTCGAGGTGGTGGACATGGTCTCCGAAAAGCTGGGCCATGTGGAGCTCACCCTCCAGGAAGAGGGGACCCCGTGATCCAGCTCAAGCAAATGAGGGACCGCACCACCGCGGCCCTGATCGCTGCAGCCATCCCAGGCGTGGGAGACCGCGTCTTCCCCTCCCGGGCCCGCCGTGGCTGGCCGGAGGAAGAGGACTTCCTCTGCGTCTACACCCAGGGCACGGACTTCGATGACAAGGAAACCGCCCCGGTAATCTATGAGGCCCAGACGGATCTGGTCATCCGCGTGGTGGTCCAGAAAGCCCCCAGCGACCAGGACCTGGAGGACCGGATGGACCAGATCACGGAAGCCGTGGTCCTGGCCATGCAGCCGGTCCACGGGATCGCCGGTCCACTGGATGGGCTCCTCGAGTGGCTCCTCCTGCGCGCCGTCCGTCCCACCCTCTCCCCGGAAGGTGAGGTCCTCAAGTTTTCCCAGCAGGTCCTTTTCTCTGCCCAGTGGAAACGGGCCCTCCCGGACGAAACTCCCCCGGATGATTTCCTCCGCGCGGTCACCACCCTGGGAGCTCCTGCAGCTGCCCAGGCCCCGGACCTGGACGCAACCTTCACCACGAACACGAGGACCCCATGAGCCAAGAGAAACAATTCCTCCGCCCCGGACTGGACCCCGTCACGGGTGAACCGTTCGCGGTCTTCCTGCCCAGGAAGGGCCGCAACATTTCCCCGGAGGGCGAGTCCGTGGTGGTAGATTCCCACATGGCTCGAAGGATCCTCACCGGGGAGCTGGTCACGGCCGAACCCCCGAAGGCGAAGGCGAAGGCCCAGGCCCAGACCGCACCCACCACCCAGACCACCGGAGCGTAAAAAATGAGTATCGGATTCAACGAGGTCCCCGCCGCGGGCCTCACCCCGTTCTTCTTCGTGGAGATCGACAACTCCGGAGCCTTCGAGGGCTCCAACACCATCCCCTGGCAGGCGCTCCTGATTGGCCAGCAGCTGGCCACGAAGACCGCCCCCAAGGAGATCGTGCAGGTCACCAGCCTGGCCCAGGCCCGCGCGCTCTTCGGCGCCGGCTCCCAGCTGGCCAACCAGGTGGAGGCCTTCCTGGCTTCGAACTCCTCCCAGCCCCTCTACGCTCTGCCCCTGCAGGACGCCGGGTCCAGCGTGGCCGCCACCGGCTCCGTGACCTTCACGGGTTCCGCCACGGCCTCCGGCTCCATCTACCTGATGGTGGGCGGACGCTACATCACCGTGGGCGTGGAAGCCACCGACACGGCCGCGGAGATCGCCACGGCCGTGGCTGCCGCGGTCAATGCCTACACGGACGCCCCGGTCTCCGCCACCGCCCTGGCCGGCGCCGTGACCTTCACCGCGAAGAATAAGGGCCTGGCCGGCAATGAGATCGACCTCCGCCTGAATCACTACCGCGGGGAATCCCTGCCCACCGGCGTGGCCGCCACCATCGTGGCCATGGCCAACGGCGCCGTGGATCCGGACATCACCACCGAAGGCGTCATTGGCCTGATGGCCTCCCGTTGGTTCCAGGCGATTTCCATGCCCTACACCGGCGCGGCCGATGTGGCGGCCATGGAGGCAGAGCTGGCCACCCGCTGGAAGGCCAACTCCATGACCGGGGGCGTGGTCTTCCTGGCCAAGCACGCGGCTTTTTCCGCCCTCACCTCCTACGGTGACGGACGAAACTCCGCTTTCTCCCTGGTCATGCAATCGGAGAATGTCCCCACCACCCCCTGGGAGCACGCCGCGGAAACGGCCGCCCTCGCTGCCTATTACCTGGCAATCGACCCGGCGCGCCCTCTCCAGACCCTGGCCTATTCCCACACGAAGGCGCCCACCCATGCCCAGGAGAACTCCTTTGTGGAAAATGAGACCCTCCTCCAGAAGGGCCTCGCCACTTTCTCCATCTCCCATGACCGGACCATGCGCATCCAGCGCGCGGTCACGACCTACAAGACCAGCCCGGCCGGCTCTCCGGATCCGTCCTATCGGGATGTGGAAACGGTCTACACCCTGCAGGCCATCCGCTATGACTGGGTGGTCTACATGAAGAACAAGTACCCCCGCCACAAGCTGGCCAACGACGGCGCCAACTTTGGCCCCGGCCAGCCGGTGATCACCCCGAAGACCGGCAGGGCGGAGGCGGTGAACCGCTTCAAGTCCTGGGAGGAGCTGGGCTGGGTGGAAGGCCTCGAGGCATTCAAGGAGGCCCTGGTGGTGGAGCGGAATTCCGGCGATGTCAACCGCCTGGACTTCCTCCTCCGTCCGAACCTCGTTAACCAATTCCGGATCGGGGCCACCCAGATCCGCTTCATCCTGTAAGGAGACCCAGATCATGGCTACCAATCTTCGAGCCGGCAAACTGTTTTTCAAGGTCAACGGGACCCAGTACCGGGCCAAAGGGGAATTCACCTACAACCTGGGAGTGGACAAGAAAACCATGATCCCCGGCGTGGACGGCGTTCACGGTTACAAGTCGGAGACCGTGGTCCCGTTCGTGGAGGGCACCATCACGGACGGCGATGACCTGGACACGAAGGCCTTGGCCCAGGTGGTGGACGCCACCATCACCCTGGAGCTGGCCAACGGGAAGGTGATCTCCCTCCGCGGCGCCTGTTTCGCCGCGGACATGGACAT